CAGAACAAATGGAACAAGTTAACAAATTAGAAGCTTTAATCGGTGCTAAAATTGCAGAAGCAGGCAATGCTCAACAAGAAGAAAAGAGCCTTAAAGATGCATTTGTAGAAGGTGCCGTAATCGGCATTGGCGCAGGTGTTGGTACTGTAGCAGGTATCTATGTAGCTGATAAAGCAATTGGTGCATTCGAAGAATGGCGCAATACTAAAGATGCAGCTGAAGAAACAAGTAAGCTAATCTCTGGTCTTTTATAATATACTTTAAAGTAAGAACTACTTTGATAAATTGAAAGGAGGTAGTATATTATGCTAAAAGAACTACTTGTTGAGCTTATTGATAAACCTATCGTTGTTGATGAGAATCCTTTGATTTATCAAAGGAAACTTATGCAAAGATGGCAAAATAAAAAAGCTCAAGAAAGAGGTATGGCCTCTAGAGCAAGAGAAAAGGCTGGTATAGAATTATCTGATGCAGAAGTTAAAGCTTCAGTAGAACATGAGCTAGCAATCATGGATGTGTTACATAGTTAACAAAATTTAAGAGTAGAGTCATTACGACTCTACTCTTATTTTTTTTTATTTAGTTGGTTTACTTGCTAAAGTATTTCCTTCAGTACCACTAGATGTAGATGTAGCAGTAGGTTGAGGAGGTGCTGGGGTAGCATTGTTAGTATTAACAGTCATAGTACCACCAGGAGTTTTTGCATCAGCAGGATTAGTTGGTGCAATATTAGTAACAGAGTTTTCTTCCCGAATAGATTTTTTCATATCATTAAGAAGAGCAGATAAGCTTTCTTCATTGATACTTAGAATACCCATAGTATTCAAGCATTCTAAGAAAGAATACATTACTTTTGTATCATTGATAGCTTTTTGGAAATCCAATCTACCAGTCATACCTACAGAGTAAGATTCTTTAATAGCTTGATTTCTATGAATAGTTTCTAAAGTATTTTTACTTAAGATACTAAATACAGAAGTAGCTTCTTCACGGAAAGTACGTTGTTTACCACGAACCATGGCCATTGCTTGTTCTTGAACTTGATCACCATATTTAGGATCTAATTCAGAATTTGGGTCACCATTGAAATCTTGGAAGCTAGGGTCATTAGGATCGATAGTATCTTTTAAAGATGCTACCTTTTCTTTTGCCTTTTCATATACTTTCTTGATTTCTTCTTTTTGTTTTTTGTTTTGATCGATGAAATCATTAACAGCATCTTCTACACGAGAAGTAATCATTTTAGTGATATCTTTTGGAATGATGCTCTTTGTATCGAATACAAAGTTTTTAATTGTATCATCTTCGATTTCAAACATTTCTGCTTCAGGAATACCTTCTTGAGCAATTTCTTTAGCTTCATTCATCATGGCAGTATGATAACCTTTAATAGCATCATACCATTCATTCAAATAGCAACTTTTGTCTTTGAAAGATTCAATCAATTTGAAAGCGCCATGTTCTTGAACAAAGTTTCTTACTAAAGCTTTACCAAGTTTTCTTTCATGGGAATTGCAGAATTGTTCTTTTAAAACAGGTTTCAACATACCTTGATACAAGCAGCATTCTAATAATTTAGTATTTACCGCTTCAGAGAATTTGCTAACAAGATCTTTATCAAGTTTAGCTTTATCTTGTGCTTTAGTATATTTTTTATATAAATCAGAATTATCTAATAGATCTTTATCTGTATCAGGATAAAGGTTAATAGATTCTTCTTTAAGAGCTTGTTGTTCTAAGTTACGTTTAATCAACTCAGCTGTGCTCATAGGAGCTCTTTTAAACATAGTTTCTATTTCCTCCTGCTAGCATTCATTACTAATATACAAGCTTGCTAAGAATTCATCGAATGTATTAGCAACCTTAACAACTTCATCAGAATCTAAATAGTATAAATGAATTACACCTTTAGAATCTGTGCATAACAATCCATCGTTTATTGTAGTGGCGATAGGATATAAATCGTATTCTTCGAAAGGAGAAATACCTTCGATATTATCTTCATTATTACGGAAATACTTAAATAAACTATAAGCATTTTCTTTAGAAGTTAAGCTCATAGGATTGCCAAAATCTAAGAAATATTTAAATTGAACACCTTTGTGTTCATTGGCATCAAATTTATTCTTACTATATGGAGAATAGTTATAATGAGAGATAATATAAGAAACGATGTTCTTAGGAATTTTGAATTGATAGTCAGCTAGAGAATCCATAATATCTTTTTTCATTTCAGGAGTCACTTCAGGACCTTGAAGCATCCAATCGATATTAAATTCATCTTTTTCTAATGCTGTCTTTTCTGGTTTTCTACCAAGTACTAACATATCTGATTACCTCCTTAGAATAAAGGACCATCAGATGCATCAGCAGGATTTGTTTCTACATCATCAATGCGATATTTTTTATTATCTTTCTTGATTTCTTTATCTGCTTTGTTTTCAGCAGTCTTAGCTTCTACAGCCAATTTATCTGCAATTTGACGGAAAGTTCTAGCAACTTGAAGTTGTTTACGAATTACAGATTTTCTATCAGCATCAGTAGTGATATTAGGATTATCTTTTAATTCGTTAGCATTCATTTCTAACAAGTCTGCTTGAATATCAAAGTATACAGATACACGTTGACGAGCAGCAAAGAAATAGTATACTAAGTCTTTAACCAAAGGAATCAATGCAATGATTACAGGAACAGCAATCAAGAGACCTTTAACCAATACAAGACCACCAACACCAAATAAGTTTTGAGTTCTGTTTTTGATTAATGGACGAATTGCATTTTCGATATCATTTGTTCTGCAAGCTTCATTGAATTTAACAAGGTTTTCATAAAGTAAATGTTCTTTTACTTTAGCAACACCAGTTTTATCCATTACAATAGTAAGACCATCGTTTTTAGGATCTTTAACGTATTCAATACAGCAAGCAATCATATAAGATAAAGAACCAATTACTGCAAGAGTAACAGATTCATAGATCATGATACCAAAATCTACTTTAGCCATATAAGATTGAACGAATACATCAGAGTTATCTTCTAAGTTATCAATAGCATTTTCAATAACTTTAATAGGAGCTGTGTCTTCTTTGTATTGTTCAAAGATGCTAGTAAGTGTTTTAGCACATTCTTTCAATTGATTATATTTAGGAAGGCGAGTAATATCACCACGAGATTTAGGGATATCGCCTTTTTCAACATCATCAATTTTAGCTACAATCATTTGATATAATTTATTTGTAAGGGAAAGCAATACAGTATTTTGTTCTGCTTCATCTAAATTATATAAACGTGTATTTGTTTTGTAGTCAGTGATATCCATATATTCACTAACGATTTGTTTAAATTCTTTTGTCATAACTTCTTCTCCAACTGCACGTTTATTAGGATTATTATTCATTTGATTAGCGGGATTAGCAATATTATTGCTAGGAGTACTGTTCGTATTAGTTGGAGCACTAGGTTTAACCATATTAACAGTGGAAGCTACATTACCAGCAGGGTTAATTGGTTTTGGATTAGCATCTCCTTCGCCATCATCAAAATTGATATTAGCAGGTTTTGTTTCTTTTGGTGGAATATTATTCACAGTACCATTAGATCTTGGAGGATTCATACTGTTTGGAGTATTAACAGTACTTGACATATCATCTTCGTTAAAAGGTCTAATGCCAGCTTGATAAGTAATCATTCTAACTATCGTCCTTTCACTAATGTATTAATCATTTTCTTATATTCACCAGCACCTTGTTCTCTTTCAAGACTCATGAAAGAGATAGTTTCAAAGTTCTTAGTACCATCATCGTATAAGAAATCTACCTTTTCATTTACTTCATCAATAACAGCAACCCCAATGAAGTTATAACCTTTCATAACAGAAAGCATAGTAGATGCTTTAGAAAGATCTAAACGGTGATGTTGTTTAATGATTTCTACTTCTGCTTTAGAAATTACTAGCATTGTAATAGCAGCACAAGCAGCATTATCAGCACGAGCAGTTGTATTCATCTTAGCACGATTAGCACGGATTTCCAACATTTTCCAAATACGAGAATTAGAACCTTTATTGGATTTAGCAACAGCATCAATCTTAGCTCTATCTACAGCAAATAAGAAATCACGGAAGAATTGGATTTCACCAGTAGTAGCACGAATGAAGTTCAATAAACCACGACGATCAGTATTTTTTAATACTAAACGATTCATCATTTCAGAAGAAGAGATGTAATGGATAACGCATTTAACACCGATTACTGCAGTATTAACGATTTCATTATCACGACCATCAGCTTGAGTTACAAAGTTGATAATCATTAAGCTAGGAGTAGCTTCATTGGCTTTCTTAATATCAGTAGTAAGAATTTGTTTAGTAATGATATCAGCTTTATCTTTAAGAGTTGTAGTTTTGTCTTTGATAGTAGCTGCTTTTTCTCTTGGGCTGATAGGATTTCTACGAATAGTAGTAGTTCTTCTATGATGAATAGGATTGCCATCTTTACCAGCAGTTTCCCATTCTCTAGATTTTGTACTATCTGATGTAGTATAACTATCAGTATCATCAGCTTCAGAGATTTGAGTTGCTTTGTAATCACCAAACACAGTTTTAACTTTGTAATTATTCAAAGATACTGGATTTAGATTTTCAGCAAGAACTTTAACATAGTCTTCATTGTATGCTAAGTCTTCTAATACAGCTTTTGTAGCTTCTGTAATACGAGCATTAGCCAAAGCTGTTGTTTGTACTTCTTCATCTAATTTGTTTGCAAAGTCGATTACATCATCTACAGTCATATCGCTAAGATCTAGAGAAGATGTAATATTGTTGTGGAACTTTTTCAAATAAGATTGAGCACTTTTAGCATCTGTAATTTGGCTAGCTGCAAATAGCATTTGGAACATAGCTACATATTTACGTTCAGCAGCTTTAGCAATCATTTGTGCTTGTTCTACAGATACAGATTCACTGACAAGGACAGGGAATACAGCTGTCAAACCTTTTGCTTCTTTAGCAATGTTTGAATTCATTTTAAAACCTGTAGTATCATTTGTACCTTTTACAGTACCTGTAATACCACGTTTTAATTCATCAAAGTCTAAATCCATTAAGGATAAGACTTTTTTCAAAGGACCCATATCCATTTCAGATAATAGAGTATTATATTCATGCATGAAATATTTCCTCCTGAAAAATATAAAGAGTAATTATATCGATATAATTATCACTGAAGATAATTACGATAATGTCATAGGATTAGCTCATTACAGCCTTGATTAAATACTAGGCTCTCCGACATATGTATAATAAATTTTGTAATTTTTTTGTTTAGGTGGTGAGACAGTGGCCAATAATCCTAGAGATTATATTGAAATAGTACGAGATGATGAATATAGAGAAAATATCGATTCAACAGCTGACGATGCTACTATGCATATGTGGGGTCGTGCTAATGATGATAATGAAGATATAGTAAAATTGAAATCAGATGTACTATCTCATGAATCTGAGATGAGAAGGACTATGAGAGCTAATGGTATTTATGAACCAGATGATCTCAAGTATTGGACTACATTTTATAGACTCCCAAGAATAGATCCATTTAATCATGTTCAAGGGGCTAGAGAATATGTATTCTTTACCAAACCAGACCTTCCAATATTAAGATATAATGATGGCAGTCCAGATGACAAATCTAAATCAGGTTGGTTATCTAATGAGGCTAGTCAAATTCCATATTTTAATTGGCTATATTCTCATGGCTATCTATATACAGTTTTAGAAAATCTATGCTATGGTGCATCAGATGGTAGTTCTGGTAGGTCTTGTCCATTTGTTAGAATTCTTAGTAATAGAAAGACTTCTAATATTGATATTCCAGATATTGCAGTAGATGAATTGGAAACAGCTCAAAATATGTTTGGGTCTAGAATCTTATATCCTAAATCATCTATCAGTTCTGATGAAAACATTGACTTTAGTGTAGAATTTGAAGATACAAGATATTTAGAAATTTATAACTATTTCAAAACTTACGATATAGCTCGTCAGTTATCTTGGTTAGGATTACTACCTCCTAAGAAATCTTATATTATTAATAAGATACTATATTCTCATATGAGTGTATTTAGATTCTTAGTAGACGATGATGGAGAAACTATTATTCACTTCTCTAAATTCACAGGTGTATTTCCTAAATCTATTTCAAGATCTTCATTTAGTGAAATTCCTCAATCTGGACCATTAAAGGTTACTATTGGTTTTAAACTAAGTGGTTTCTTTGAAGATATGGAGCCTAATATCTTAAGTGATTTTAACTCTCTTGTTTCTTTATGGAAAAAAGGAAGTATTACAGAAGCCCCTCCAAATAATGAATCCCCTTTATGGGATGATTATATCGGAATGCCTTCTGGTGAGAATGTTGATTATCCTTATATCGAATTCCCTAAAGAAGCCGATTGGAGAGGTTATAAATTACCATTATTAAAATGGGGTACAGACGAAGCTAGGGCTGTTCCTAGATATGCTGGTGATAGTGATACATTAGATCCTCTAAATATTAGAAGAGGAGTAGATGTAAAACCACCATCTTCAAATTAATAAAATGAATATATAGACAGGAGAAGACATGGCATACTATACTACGAATATACTTAGTACTGATATCTATAAAGTAACTGACTTTATAGAAGGTCTTAAAGCTAAGTATATTGATATACCAGAGGATACTCTAGTATTAGGTGTTTATGGTTATCTATCTTCAATCTTTGGTAACTTGGCAGAAAATACTGCTATTATGGCTTCTGAATATTCTATGGAAGCTATTCCTACAAAAGCAAAGTATGAAAGAAATGTAATCTCTCATGCATTGGCTTTAGGTATTAATAGTATTACAGCAAAGCCTGCTCAGATTGAAGTAACCATCAACTTACCAGAATCTCAAATGGTTGCCAATATGAAGAATAACAAATTCGTTATTGATAAAGAATATGTATTCTATATTGGTGAAACTACAAAATATCCATATGTATTAGATTATGATATTATAGTTACACGTCACCATCTTCCTACTGGTGAGGTTGTATATACTGCAGCATACGAATTAACAGATACAAACAAACTATCTTCTGTTACTAATCCATATTTACCATATCTTGGAGCTGTGAATATATCTGGTGATAGAATGATCTCTATCAAGACTACTATCAGACAGGTTACTCATACTCAAATCTATAAAAAGATTATTGTAAATAACCCATTAGAAACTAAGATCTTGAATTTTACATTTGAAGATCAATTAGCATATTTCTATGTAATGGTTTCAGAAGAACAAGATGATGGTACTTATAAAGAAGCAGTATATTATGAACCAATTTACGATGGCTTATATGACTATACTACAGATTCTAATAAGAATTTCATCAACTACATGTATCTAGATGAAAAGACAATCCGTTTAAGATTCAATAGAGAAAATCAACCAAGAAGAAATGCTGAAATTACAGTTCATGTATTTACAACTCTTGGTAGTAAATGTAATTTTAAACTAAATCAATATCAAGAATTAATGTCTTATAAGTCTGATAAGTATCCATATATGGGTATGTATTTAGTTCTTATGAGCGCATCAGATTCTCAATATGGCGATGATAAACTTACTATTGATGAATTAAAACAAGCAATCCCTGCTGAAGCATTATCTAGAGGATCTATTTCCACTTATACAGATTTAGATAACTTCTTTAACTCACTTCAAAGAGATGATTGTCGTTTATATTTATTAAGAAAAGTTCATAACCAAATTGAGAGATTGTATTATGTATATCTTATGATGAAAGATGGAGACAATATTGTTCCTACTAATACAATCACTACAGATCTTGATGCGGATGTATTCTCTAATAATAATAAGAATAATATGATTATCAGACCAGGTGCTAAGTTCTATGCAGATCCAGTTACTGGAACTATAAAGAATGTAACTGCTGATGATGAGGCTACTATCAATAGTATGGATGATAATGGGTTCTTATACATGAATCCATATTTAATGTGTATCAATAAAAGCCCATTCTATGTATCATATTATTTGACTCTAGTAAATTACTACAGATCCCTATATTTTGAATATGTAAATAATTCATCTCTTATTCAATTCGTAGCAACTACAGTTCATGCTCATAGAGAATATTATGATGATTATGATACATTTAAGATTGATATGACTTGCTATCAATCTATTGGTACTGACTTCCAATTAGTTAAATATGAAGAAGATGGTGTTACTATTGCTGAATTGAATTTCAAAGTATACGCTGTCTTATATAGAACTGATAGTGAAGGAAATGAGTACCCATTCAAATATCTAGAATCCAATCTATTAAGTTATAACCAAAATGGATATCAATATGATCTTCAATTTAAGTTTAAACTTAACGATATTATTTCTTCTAAAGACACTTACATCTATTCACCAAGTGGTATGCACAATATCAAGAATGGTAAAGATCTAGGTACTTACTTACCAACAAATGTAAAAGTTAAATTCTTCTTTGTTGCTAAAGAAGATAAAGAGTATGGTAAGACTTATGAGATTAATAAAAAGAAAGGAAATCTAGACGATATAATTCCAGGTTTGGATGGATGGAGTTTATTAAACGTATATTCTGCTGGTGATGCTGGTTTGGATATCTTCTATGATTATAGCGACTTCAATAACTCTTATATTGCATTGAGTAAAGATGAAGAAGCTGGTACTTATGGATATAGAATTCATAAGATGCCTGTAGTAAGATATACTTATCTTAATTCTAATGAAAGAATTAATAAGCTAGTAGAAATGATTGATGAACGTAGATTATATATTCAACAAGCTACATTCTTACTAGAAGATTCATTTGGTATTGATTACAAATTCTTTAATACTTATGGACCTTCTAAAATGTACAACATCGACAAAGAATCTAATATTGATAAGATTAATCTTTCTCTTAAATTTGAAATCAAGTTCCAATCTAAAGAAGAAGCTTCTTCTGTATTGGATGATATTACAAATTCGATTAAAGAATACATTGAAGATATGAATAATCTTACAGATCTTCATATGCCTAACCTTATCACTTATATTACAAATATCTATCGTGAGCAAATTGTATATATTAAATTCATTGGTTTAAACAACTATGAATCGCTACATCAATCCATCTATAAAAATCCTCAATTAGAAGATAATTACTTTAAAGAAACTCAAACAGTACCAGAGTTCATTAATGTAAATACTCTAAGAGATGATAAACCTGATATTACATATAAGATCGTTGAGTAGATATTATGAATAATATTAATAAAAAAGAGAGATTAGAAAGAAAGGGTTCTATCTCTCTTTCTTTTAAATTTGATTTGCAATTATTTGCAGATAAAGAAACCCTTTCTGGTGACCCATATTTGCCTGATCATAAAGCTCAGAATGATTTCATTGATAATGATACTATTCCAGAAGTAAGTACTAGTAGAACTAGACGTACTAACCCATATACTATTTCTCATATAGATAGAAAATATAAATCATGGGCTACATATATGATGAATGTTAATTTAACATCATTAGATCTTTGGTTCAGATCAAAAGGTATTGGTGTTAAAAATACTGAAATGGCTATGTCATGGCCTCCAGATACATCAGAACAATCTCAGAATATTCGTTTTTATGATCAAAATTGGCAAACTGGACCTCAAGGTTATGATGCTGAAGTAAGAAATAATATGCAAACGTTTATTCATTATTTTGATAATATAGTATATGCTAGTTCAGCAGATGAATTTGCTAGATGGAGTGGAGATTATAATATTAATACATTTAGCGACTCTACTATAAATAAATTTCTAAAAAATATCAATTTTTCATCATGTTCATCTATGACACGAATGTTTTATGGATCACGTAAGGCGATTAACGTAGTATTTGATAATAATACAGGAAATCCAGCTACAAAACCAAATATGAATGAACTATTTAGTCATAGTAATGGACTTAGAACTTTTGTTTTTAAAACAAATATTATTCCTGGAAGTTTTGATAGGATATTTTCTTTTTGTGCTAATTTAGAACGAGTAGATTTAGGTGATATGGGTACTTCTTTAAAAAATGTAAAATGTTTATATGAAGTATTTTCTAATTGCCATAAACTAACAACAGTTAATGGTGTTATTAATACAAGTGGATTTGAATGGGACAGTTTAGATACAAATGTAGAAAGAAGTTGGAATACATTCTATGGCTGCCCAATCTCTACTCCTATTTCATTTACAGGATTTAATATTGATAAGTTCTTTAAAACTAATATGTCTTTAAAGAATTTTTATAAACAAAAAAGTCCTGGTAATACTGATAATGTGATTAGAGCAATATTATCTAAATATTTAGCATTAAATGCTAATATGATACGACTTGTATAGTATATTTCCTATATATCAGATGACATCTTATTGAGGCATTGTTTTGGCCCTTTAGAAATAAGATGTGATAACACTTATATAATATTTTGAAAAGAAAGGAGGAGTGCATTCATGGCAGCTCCAAGTATTACTATTATGGACGAATCTGATAGATCTGTCACTAACTGGGACGCTGGTGTCGTTCAAGCTAGTAATGAATCTGCTGTTTTCTCTATATATGTATGGAACAATCGCAATGGCTCTACCGCTATCTCTGATTTAAAAGATGTAACTATTACTGCCCTTGATATTGACGGTTCTTCCAATGGTGAATTAGTTGCTGGTAAATGGGTTCGTGTAAACGTTCCTAAAGTTGATGGCAATGTTACTACATGGACACCTGTTGGTGGTTCTGATGGTAAACACCTTCAAGCTGAAGCAATTACCACAGCTAGTGATTTCACTATTAAAGGAACAGTTAATGATGGTAATAAAAATACTACATCATCTAAACAAAACTACTGTAAAGTGAATTTGAAAGTTGTTGTACCTGTAAATGCTACACCTGGTACTAAAACTTACAAAATTCGTGTTAATGGTTATTATGTATAATAGGAGGTAAATTACATGCCTGCAAATTTGGGTCCAGTAATTACATTATATAATGAAGCCAATACAAGCCCAGTAGACACTTGGTCTGTTGGTACTGTAAAAGCTCAAGAACCTTCTACTCCATTAGTGGTTAATATCTGGAACAACCGTGGTAATGATACTGAAGATCATTCTGACCTTCGTGAATGTACTCTTACTGTTTTAGATGCTAATGGTAATACAGCAAATGAAGACGTAGCTCGTGACAAATGGATCGAAACTAAACTTGCTGCTGATTCCGATTGGTTAAAAATCGGTGGCTCTGGTTCTAGCTTCGTATCTAAAAAGGTTACGGCTAATACAGCATCTGCTGGTGAAGGCATTTTAAAAGGTACTATGAATAATGGTCGTGTGGAAACAAGTGGTACAAACGTTGCTACTGTATCTTTCCGCGTTAATGCGCCTATCAATAGTACTCCTGGTAACAAGACCTTTAAAATCCGTTTAACTGGTTATTACACCTAATAGGAATCAACCCCATCCCATTAAATTGGGATGGGGAATTCCTGTGTTTAAAACAAAAAAAGAATAAGCTTGAGGAATTGGCTTATTCTTTTTTGAATCAGAGGGAGTGAGATATTTACCAAATGCAAATATCAGCCTCTGATTCAGGGTCCAAACAAGTTATTTGTTTGGACGGGTTGATGTACAAACCGCAAGCAGTACTCATCATATTAAACACCTCCTCTCACTAATTTATTCCTCCTTAAGGTGTTCATAAATATAGTATATAACTGAAATGATATAGTATTTCAGAATAGAGAAATTTATCTCTGATACTAATTATGAAACAAATAAAAAAATAAAGGAAAGCGTGCACTCAATCCTTTATTTTTTATGGTGTCGAAATTTCCGTATTATACGACCCACCATTAGACGTATCTCTAGTCTTTAGTATAATACGCTCCATGCATCCAGGGAAATCATGGAGATTCATTTTCTACTAATATGCATAACCCTGTCTCTATTCGGCATATTAGTATTGTACCAGTAGATTTCTTTCTCTGACCTTAATATTAAAATCTACTGGATTATCAAATCCTATTAAGGCCTGGCTCTAGAGTAAGGGCTCTCTAGAGACTCGATAAATGTCTCAATAATAATATATACGCCCTTAACCTTCTATATACTATTATCACCATTATAGTATATAACTGAAATAATACACTTTTACAATTAATGATATCTAATACTAATTATTAATAGAATAATTATTTAATAAAGGAGACAGCAATGTTCGAACGAGTAAGTAAAAAAGAATGGTTAAGAGCTTTAGAAGATTTAAAAACCAATAATCCAGGATTATGGAATTATGTATATGCTAAAGATATTAAAGATGAAGACTATGATATCAATACAGTAGAACTTCCTAGAAGATCTACCCCATTCTCTGCAGGATATGATTTCTATTCTCCATTTGAAATTAATGCAATTCCTGGTTTAAGATATCTAGTACCTACAGGTATTAAATGTAAGCTAACCAATATAAGAGGTGCTAATGCTGTAGTATTGGAAAACTTATTACTAAAGATTTACCCTAGATCCTCTTATGGTATGAAGTATGGATTTAAATTTGCAAATACGACAGGTATTATAGATGGAGATTTCTACGGTAATGAAACTAATGAAGGCCATATCTATATCGATTTCTCTGTAGAAAATCCTATTAGTATTAAAAAAGGTGATAAATTCTGTCAAGGTATTATAGAAAATTTCTATATCTTCAAAGATGAAATTGAACCTTTAAACAAAAAAAGAACTGGTGGTATGGGCTCCACTGGTAAATAGATATGGGTTACATTAAGTAATCCTAATTTATATATGAAGAGGTGATATTACAATGGATGAAAAACAAGCTTTGCTTAAAAAAATAAAAGATGTTTATGCAGCTCCTACTACTAATCCTGCAAACTTCCAAAAGATCCAAGCTTTCTATCAAGAAGTAAAGAAAGCTGAAGAGATCACAAACGATATGCGTTTGACTGCTCATAATATGGCTCATGGTTTATTTATAGACTAAAACAAAATATATCCCGTATACTCATTACGAGTATACGGGAATTTATGTGTTTAGATATTGAATAATACAAATTTATTTTCTACTGGTTTGGATTGTTCTAGATTGACATCTTCTTCTTCATAATATCTAATCTCATCATCTTTCCAAGATTGCATACAAAGCTTTCCTTCAAAGTCTGTATTCTTCATAGTAATAGTTGTTTTTAATTCCATAGGTTGACCTACTGGAACATCTAAGATTACTTGGAAAGAAAAGTGTTCAGTTTCACAGCTATATCCAATGAAGTGATTAGTAACGGTACCAGGAATAGCTTGAGCAACACCAGGAACTGGAATATAATCAAAAGCTGCTTTCTTATATTGAACTACGTTATGATAATCTGCTTCATCATTTTCAGTAAGGCGTAGATATACATTAATATCTTCATCAGATTCTACAAAGAGTTTAATTTTTCTATCAGCAATATTAATAATACCATCTTTAGTATTGAAGTAGATCTTAGATCCATTACCAATAAGACCAAATTCTTTAATTTCTTCTTTTCGTTCATCTACTTCTTTATTGTAGTTATTGTTTACACCTTCATTAGTGAATTCATAACAAGTGGTATCATCTTCTCTATTTACAAACCATACAAACATTTGAGATGGTACAGGAGATAGATTATGGGATAAGAAATCGTTGCTGGTAAGATTCATTTTTATTCCTCCTAAGTAAGTTGTGTATAAAAAATAAAAGATACCAGGTGAATGGGTTTGGTCCCATTCACCATAGTATCTTTTGTTGTAGAGAATTTAAGAGTGGAAAATATAAGCAATAATCAACCTAACCATGTATCCGTTCAGTAATAACTACTGATTGTTTATTATTGAGGTTTTCAGTGTATTTGTGATTGTTATGTGTATGTGTTTGTATTAGAGTATAGTACCCAAAGAAATAATGTTGTGCTTATTCTATGGGCACACATGAGTCTTCATTGATTCTTGAAGGAGTGAAAGTCTTTAAGGTGGAAAAGACGCAACAAGAATCCCACGTTTTTGAGATAAGTATGAATTTGATTATGCTTATATTTTCCTACTAATTAGTCTAGGTTATATTAATTCTTAAATTCGTTTTTATAACGATCTTCTTCTCTTATGAACTCAGCTACTATTTTTCTTTGATGAGGTTCTGGAGTATTTGTAAATTCTCTAACTTCTGTTTTAAATTCTCTAATAGTTTCATTAATAGGGAAATTGATATTATCAGGGATTCTATTTAAGATATCATTAACCACTCTATCTTTAAAACTCTTTACCCTTTCTTCTACATCTGGGAATATTTCTTGTTTCGCTATATTATAAATAGCTTTTCCAAATTCTGCGATTTCGTTTTGCATTTCGTTTTTCTCCTTATCTAAAAACTATTGTAGATATATCTCTACCATTATTATAGTATATAGCTATAAACTGGCTTAAACTCTAGTAACATAAAGTAATGGCTTATTCTATTAGCACTCTAGACGGCCAGAGTGTCAGTAGGTAATCCATTATTTAACGCGATGACGATGTTGCTATTGTTAAAGTTGTTTAAATTTTTAAATTGCCTCTTTGTTTTAATATGTACTTTGTTTTCTTTTTTCGTTGCTAAGATTGTTTCATTTTTGAATGTGCCTTTCTTTTCTTGGGCACATCCTCCTAAGCGAATATAAATATATTTATTTACATAAACACACGTTCGAAAAATTACCCCTAGAGCTACCACGGCTCTAGGGGTCTCCTTGTGTGTAATTATCGTTTAGCTAATTTGTATTCATAAACAATCAATGCAACGAATAGTCTAAAATAAATATCCATAATATCATCGAATCTTACTTCATCTGTAGATCCAGTGAAATTAGTATTACCAATAATACTTTCAAGTTCTTGTAGGTCACTGAAATTGAAATCCACATCTTTCAATCTGTATTTGTTATCAGGTTGAGGAAGAGATCCAGCACTGATAATCTTTTCAAATGTTTCAGTCATGATTCCTACAGGTACAGTACCACCTGCAGCTCCTGGATGACCACCACCATTGAAATACTTATTACTCAATTTACCTAAAGGAACAAGTTCTTTAATTTCTTCATTATCTGTATAGAATGAGAAAGAAAGTTTGGATCTATTATCAATGAATCTAGCAATGATTTTGATATCTTCTCTATTGTCTTCGAATCGTTGAGAGAAACCAAAACCATTTAAGCAATGGAATTCTAAGTTAGTATTCTTATCATTTACTTTGTATTCATATACAGGATCAGCAACTCTAAGTGCTCTCATTTTTAATTGGAATAAAGTGTATAACTTATACCCATTATGCAAGATTTCTTCCACATCTGGAGTTAAGAATGGTTTATTGTCTTCATCATCATAATAGTAGTTTCCTCTCCAGATATTTTGCCAAGTATTGCAATATGGTTCTAATGTTTTAATATCATTATACCATTGATTTAACCACAATGCTGGTTGAAAAGCTTGCGGATATTTTACATCTTGTTTTAAATCATATACAGAGATCAACCCAACCAATGGAGCCTTTGATTTATAAACTTCCAATGCTTCATTAGCACTGGCATCTAATTTATATTGCTCTTGAGTCATATCAAAGTTTTCAAGCATTTCTAATACTGAATCTACAGTATCTTTAGAGTTAATTGCTTTAATAGGATTGTATAACCAAGCATAAGTTAACCAGCAACCACATTCTCTTGTATCTAAGATATAGGTAAAGTTATTATATTGATTACAAAGAGAAATAGGGTTTTGATATAAAGAAGTAATATGATGATCAATCCATACTACTTTATCATAGTATTTAAGAATTTCTTCTAATTGATTATTCTTAAGAGATAGATCAAGAACAAAGGCAATATTCTTTTTCTTTTCATATATAGGATTTTCAACCATACGTTCTATCTCATCAGAGATAAATGTCCCATTGTAGTTGTATCTAATAAAACGGATAGAGGTTTGATTATTGAATCTAATTAATTGATTAATCAAAGACCCAGAAGAATCCCCATCTAAATCTGTATGATGGAATACAGTAATATTACAACGATTTTCAGGAGTAAGATTTACATACATCTTGAGATTTTTTAAAGTATCAGAATCAATAACTTCTGTAAAGTCTTTATCAAAATGGAATAAAGCTACAGGTTCACCATTGGTATCTTTGATTCGATATTCATTGTATCCATTGTAAGTAACAAGGTTTTCTTTATTAGAATATTCTTTTCTAATTTCATCTGCATAATTTTGGATATACTCAAAATTACCAATAGTATTTTTGAATGATTCTTCCATATATTCTTCTGGATTAAAACAATTACTGATATCGTACATTCTAACACGTCCTCCTATTAAAATTTAAAGTAAAAAATATAGAGTGCCCATTATGGGCACTCTATAATATCTTGGGAATATTCCCTAGAATTCATATTGGGAAATGTCGATATCTTTAATCAATGTGAATTTATCATCATTGACTTGTCGCATTTCTTCAATTTCTCTTGTGATATCTTCAGTAGTGTATCTCAATAATTTTCTATTACGAGGATCTAATGTAGACTCACCAATTTCAATATCATTTAAGGAACCCAAACCTTTTGCACGTTCGATATTCTTAGGTTCAGATTTTCTAAACGTACTGATCAATTGATATAAACCAATCTTATGACCATTTAAGATATATCGTTTTTCAGATTTATCTAGATAACCGATCAATACAGCACATGCATTTAGTAATTGTTCATTAAAGATGATTGTGTGTTCTCTATCACCATTAATACCATTTACAAGGCCATTGAGTAATACAACATCTCCTTTTTTCTCAATCTTGAGATATTTGTATTTCTTACTAATCAATTTCTTGAATTCACTGAACTTATTGAATGCTTCGTTTCTTAATAGCAATAAATCTTCTAATAAGATTGGATCAATCATATAGTTATTGGCAATGCGTTCGACATAAAAATCGTAGTTGTTATTATTAATGATAAGTGAAGAGATCTCACTCTTAGTGAATTCTTTCTTCGTCTTTTGGTGTACAACTTTATTAGCTTTTACGAACTCATCCCTCACATATTGAGTGAAGTCATCTTTATCAATGAAATACTTCCATTTCTTAGTACCCTTATCTACATGATACAATGGGGATAATACAGCATATACTCTACCTTCTTCAATCAAAGGACGGCAGTATACTAATAAGAACTTAAGGATCAATGTTCTAATATGGAAACCATCATAATCGGCATCGGCTAAGATAATAACTTTATCATATTTACAATTAGAAATATCAAAATTCTTACCGTATCCGCAACCTAAGATAGCTAGAATAGATTGAACTTCTTCATTCTTTAAGAACTCTTCTCTAGATTTAGAGAATGCATTTGGCATCTTACCACGAATTGGGAAAATAGCTTGATATTCATTACGAGAAGTTTGGCATGGAGAAGCAGCTGATAACCCTTCTACAATAAACAACTCTAAATGATCTTTCTTCTCTGCTTTTACAAATCCCTTAGGAGTACCAGAGATTGTATTCGTTTTATACTTCTTAGAGATATTGATCTTTTCTTTATCTGCTTTAGTACGAGCAGTTGCTACATCTTTTAAGAAGTTACATAACTTTTGCAAATCATCTGGATTCTTCTTAGACCAATCTTGAAGGGCTTTAAAAGTGATATCTCTAACAAATGGTGTTAGTTCTTCTGTCTTACAAACATTCTTTGCTTGACCATCAAACATAACGTCCATATGTGCAGCTGCAACAATACCAACTAAACCAGTTAATACGTCAGTATTATTAACTTCTAATTTCTTTTTGCTATTGGCTAAGAATATTTTATTCATATAACCTTTAAAGAAATCGCATACACCTTTAAAGTAACCAATAGATGGAGTAGATAGTTGAGTATTTACTGGAGAAGTATTTGCAAATGTCATTACATCTGGACCAGCATTTACATTAGCTACATAAGTCATAGCAACTTCTACTTTCATTCTACCAGTATCGTATCCAAAGATGATTGGCTTGATCATAGGTTTATCAGTTTTATTGATAAGATATGTAAGAACACCATCTTTGTTTACTAGATGATCTTTAAATACAGTACCATCTTTAAGATAACCAGTATAGAATACTTCAGCACCAGGTTTCAATAATGGAACAATATTAGATACTAGTCGATAAATATCTTTGCTAGTTAAAGTAATTCTACCCATAATAGAAAAGTCTGGTTCAAAGTCTACTACAGTACCTTGAGCACCTGCTGGATATTTGATTTCTTTTGGCATAAAGATTTCTTTACCATCAGGACCTTTCTTACCAGTACCATATTTCTTTAAAGGTTCACCTTCAGAGAATTCTATTTGATAAGCCTTACCTAATCGATAGGTAGTTACTGTAAATCTAGAAGATACAGCATTAGTACATTTAGAACCTACACCATGCAAACCAGATGGATATTCACCTTCGTGTTTTTCATAGTTTGTAGAAGTATGCTCTCTACTAAATACACGAACAATATCTTCTGCTGGAATACCACGACCATTATCCATTACAACGGTTCTAAGACTATCTTCATAGAATTCAATCCATACTTTATCGCATGGCGAAACTCGTCTATTCAATTCATCTGTAGCATTTTGGAATACTTCTCGAATCGCATTTAACTGACCTTCATTACCAGTGGAAGATAGATATTGGCCTGGATTCTTTCGTACTGACTTCGCAAAAGATTCTAGACTTTTAATCTTTTTAGAATAGTCTTTAATATTAGCTGTCATCTCTTTTGAGAGATGAGAATTATTTGGAATCTTCATTCCATTTCTCCTTTCATTCTATAATTAAGAATACTATCTTGTTATATATAGCTTCCATAATTATAGTATACAATTACCATAGTATTTACCTAGTATGGACGTACAGCAGCTACAGCATACGTTACTATATTTTGTATATCTTCAGATTCTTTTAAGTCATTAATGAACTCTACATAGGATGGCAATTTAAATCTTTTATTCTTAACACCACCATCATAATACTCATGAGTATAGCGTTTAATGATAAAATCATATACTTTTCGCAATTGAGTATATTCTATACCAGCATCTTCTGATACTAAAGATATGATCAAATCTATTTCATGAGGAGTGTATTCTGATAAGGAAATAAAATATCTATCCTCATTAAAATGAGATCTATTATCTTGTGGAAATACTGATGCTAAAATAATAGCATGGATTAATGTTTCTCTATAAGAATGCTGAGTTTTAAATTTAGCAACTTGTTGTTTTATTTCTAGAAACAATTCTGAAGTGGTCATACTAGTGGTACTAACCTTATTGGTGTTTAAGTCGAAATATTCTCTTTTGATCATTATAATTTCACCTCATAAGCCATGATTAGAAGAAAAAATAATGGATTATTTCATCCATTATTTCTTAGTCCATCTAGATATTATTAATAATATCTAGAATAGACTGTTTTATTTGATCTTGAAATGATGTTGAAGCATCTTTTCATATGCTTCTTTTTCTTCTAGATCAAAAGAGATCAAGGTTGCATCTAATAGAATATTATATGCTCCCTTTTTGCTGAATATGTATTTTACATTTTCAGCCACGTCCTGAATAGTTACATACGAACCATTCAATACAGACTTTGATAGTGCAAAAAGCGTCACAATTGACACTTCCATTACACTACCACTTTTTGTTAGATATCTCATGCTATACCTCCTAATAATACACTGATATCATTATTATAGTATATAACTGAAATACTCATACTTTATCAAAAAAGAAGAGGGCGATTCCTCTTCTTTTATTAGTCGTATACATCCTCAGGAGTAACTCCTAAGTCTGCCATTTCTCTCCAGAAATCACGTTCTTCACGAATCTTTTCTTCTTGCCATTCTTCATTAGCTCTGCATAATCTATCAATGTATTCTGGATTTGCAAAGAAACCGTGTAAGTCATTTAAAGCTTTTGCCATTTCTAAACAAAGTAATCTGAAAGAATCTGTTTTATCAATATTTCTCATAAATTGATCATTAATACCAGTACCTAATTCTAAGAAGGCTTTGGCTAAAATTAGTAAACAGTATGGATCCTTTTCAAGATGGTCAATAATAGCATCTGGAAAATTAAGCAATGTTCTTTCTAAATAATAATAGTTAAATTTATCTTTCCCATATTTGAATTTTATATCATTTACAAAGAATTCAATAATCTTTTCTTCTTTATTAACTAAGAAACCAACTTTACCTTCAGTACCTTCATTATAACTGAATTCTCCAGAGTTTGCTCCTTCTAAAAATGCTTTACAAGCATCATTAAATTTTTCTAATGCATTAATATAATTCATTTCCATTTTATTGTCTCCTTTTTATAAAAACTACTTTTCTAGTAAATCTTTCATATAGCTGAAGATTTCTCTAGTACTTGCTACGTTACCGTGCTTAATTCTTTTATCCTTATCTAGTACATAGCTGAATCTAATACCATATAAAGTATTTTCATCGACCTTATCAAACTCCATAAACAAAATACAATATCCCTCACCAACAGGGAATTTTAATCTAACTGTAAATTCTCTACTATTTTTATATATTCCAGAAGTAATAAGAATAGGCTTATTAACCTTCTTAGCAACTTTAATAACAGAAGCTATATCAGAAGAATAGTTTCCTTCTATTAAAGCTTTGATTACATCTAGGAATCTTTCGCTATAAGTAGGTTGTTTCTTGGATCTGATTAAGAATTGACAGTCGTCATAAACAAAATATACTTCTACTATTTCATCATTGAGGTTATATCCTTTAATTTCAATACCACCCATATTCCACAGATAGAGAACTTCTATATTTTCTTCTTTATTAGTTTTATCATATTGAGGTATAAATTCTTTGTCTTCTTTTATCATAATACTATACTCCTTGTGTAAAAAAGATAGGGTATGCATTTTGCATACCCTATTTATTATATTATTTATTGAACAATTCTTCGATACCTTCGGCAGCTTTACGAATAGTTTCTAACTGCATATTTAAGGATCTAGTAATGATACGCCATTTAGTTAGATCATCATTGAAGATATCTTCTTCATTTACTTTGACTAAGTTAATCCATTTTTGCACTGCTTCATTAAGATTCTTATAGAACCATACTGGAAGTTCTGTTCTTCCGATAAACAATGCATTATTAACTAAATTGAAACTGCTAGCCAATACTACTGGAGGATGCATTTTAGCACCAGTTGCATACATATGCATGCAATGAGGATATGCGGTTAATTCTTTTAATTCTTTATTCATACCAAAGATTACTTCAAATTTTCCACCTTTAAAGGAATAAGGATAACCTGGCATTCCAGTAAGTGTTGAAAGTTCAGCGATAATGTCAGATATGGCTCTAACATTTACTTCAATAATTTCTTCGTAAGATCTGATTTGTTTCATTGTTTCAAAAGTGTTTAATGCGATCATGATATTTACTCCTTATTATTTAAAAAGATTCCAGGTATAGGGCTAGCCTATACCTGGATATTTAGTATTAATTATTTTGTGATAATAGTACCATAGGAATCACGTTGGATTTCTTTATTGGATTTTAAAGTATGAACGCGTTCTAAGGAACCATTCTTTTCGATTTCAAAACGAAGCAATTCTGGCTTGAATTCATCTACTAAACGGCCATCAATAGAAGTATTTAATTCTTTTGCTTTTTGAATTGCACGTTCTACAATCATAGCGAATTCATAACGAGTCATAGTACGATCACCTTTGAATTGGCCGTCTTCATAACCAATTACAAGACCACGTTTAGCCATATCGTTTACAGCTTCATATGCCCAATGGTTAGCAGGAACATCTGGGAACATACTAGTTTGATCTTCTGGTAAATCAGCACCAAGTACTGCATTTAGGATCGCAGTAATTTTAGCATTTTGTGCTTTCATTGCTTCCATTTCACGTTTCATATCAGCAACGTCTTTAGCTACAGATACTTTGCTACGACTTACATCAGATTTAGCACCGACTTTGTAGGAGATACCAGCATTAACAACTGTATCGCCATTACCTACAGTGGAACCAACTGTGAACATTAGATCTTCGTTAGGACGATAAGCAGCACCTAATGCTACAGAGTTAGAACCATGGAAATGACCATAACCAGCCATTACGTCTAATTTGTGGTCAGGATCAAAATCCAATGGATGCAATGCAGCTAATGCAGCAGTACCAGCAATACCACGTTCAGAGATTTTATGGTTTTTAGCAACTTTATCGGAAAGACCATTGATTGCATTAGTGTTGGAGTTGATTTGATTAGGAATATTTTGATCTAGATCGAAACGTACTAAACCATCAGCACCAACGGATGCATTGATATGGTTACCATTAACAAAGTTTAAACCTTTGTCTGCCATTACTTTATTTGTAGCACCACCATTTGCTTTATAGGATACAGGTAATACTTTAGCGGCTTCGTTACCATCAAATTTGAATGTTGTAGTATCTGCTGTATGATTAGCACCAGTAGTTGTTTCTACTTTGATTACAGAATCACCTTCGAATTTATTAGCAGCTTTAGCAATATCTGTTACAGTGTTTTTGCTTACATAGATACCATATTGAGCATTAGCATCACCAGTGGATTTACCATTAGTAACTCTAACTGCGGCAATATTGTCAACTTGATTATCACTGATAACGGATTCTACAGCTTTATTAGCTTCAACGTAGTCTTTCAATTGTTTAACATTGACAGCATCTGTATCAGCAACACCAGTTTTTACATTATTGATATTTTGATCACCAGCACTAATACCATTAGTAGTAAAGGAAATGGATTTGCCATTGGAGTTAGCAGTCATACCATCCATAGTATATTCTGCAGTATCTAAATTGTCAGTGTTTTCCAACTTCATACCATTAGCATCTACTTTAGTATTTGTGCTTGTAGTACCATCAAAGAAATGAGCTTTATCCTTGCCGATGTAAGAATGTATATCATCAGTCACTTTACCAAAGCTAGCAGAATTCATATCTACTAAATCTTTGTTTACATTCACTTTGTATTCCTTACGGCCAAAGGCATTATCCTTAGACTCAACTGTTGTGTTAGAACCATCTACAAGAGTATTGTACTTTTGAGCTTCAAGAGCTACATCGTACAATTGAGAGCCATTAATAGCGTCTGTAGATGTACTGGATACACGACCAGCTGCAACATTTTGAAGTTGGCGTGTATAGCTTGTAACTCCACCAGCACCTGCCCGGCCATTAGTGCCGAAGGATACCACACTGTCAGGATTAGAGCCAGCATAAGTGGAGTTAGAGAATCTGATGTCTGTTGTATTATCCTTAATATTGGATGTACCAACAGCTGATTCTGTAACAGAATTTGTGCCGATTGCGACGCCATTTTGAACGTCAGCAATAGTATTATTACCTAATGCAACAGCATCAACAGCAGTAGCTTGACCATGAGTACCTACAACGATAGAACCTTGTCCACTAGTGACAGAATTAGAGCCTAAGATCAATTGCTCTTGATCAGCAGTAGTCATCTTATTGTTGTAACCAACCACTACAGCTTGCTCACCTTTAATAGTACCATTATTAGCACCAATAGCTACAGAATTTTCACCTGTAACATTATTAGTTCTACCAATAGCAATAGAGGATGGACCAGATACTGTAGCACCATTACCAATAGCTAGAGTATTGTAACCAATAGTTCTAGCTTGAGAACCAATGGCAATAGTATACTCAGTTAGAGCTTCTGCAGAAGAGCCGAACGCGAATGTATCGCGACCTACTGCCTTAGCTTTGTCACCACCAACAAAACTGTTTTCACCATCGGATGTATTACCTTGGCCAAAAGCAAAGGAGTTTGCTTGTTTCACAGTATTAGTATCGCCTAATACGAAAGAGCTTGTTGCACCTGCTTCACTTGTATTGTTGGAACCGATTACCATACCATAAGTACCATTGGATGTATTGTTATATCCAATATTGGAACCAGATGCGTATACACTACCTGCAGTTAAAGATGCTAATACAGCTGCTGTTAATAAAATACCTTGTTTTTTCATTGTTCTTGCTCCTTTTTAAAATTGCCTTTAAAATAGAATATATTAAAAGAGGTGCGAAATTGATCGCACCTCTAATAACCTAAATAATTGTCTTACTTGTTTTGATTTTGTAAAAGTTCATTATACTTTTCTTCCATAACTTTTAAACGGTTTTCAAGTTCTTGAACCTTTACATCAGTTGCAACTTGCTTATCTGTATTCATTTCAGAATTATGACCAAAGCGGAATGTTGCACCACCGTTTACCATATTATTATGACCACCTAATGTAGTACCAAGGGATAATAAAATGTTTTCATTAGGTTGGTAGAACGCTCCTAATGCTACGGCAGTTTTGTTGCCATAATTACCGAAACCAGTTGCAAATTGCCATTTGTAATCCTTGTTGAATTCTAATGGGTGTAATGCGGCTAATGCAGCAGAAGCAGCACCAACTTTATTCACTTGATTATCAGTATAATCATTTGCTTTTGTAAGAGTATCAGAAGCAATGGAATTCATTTCTTGAATTACGCTGTGAATTTGGGATCCATTAATAGCATCAGTAGAAGTACTGGAAATTCTTCCTGCTGCCACATTAGTAATAGTACGTTCTTTATCAGAATCGCCTACACTTACAGTACCTACAGGAGTTGCACCAGCAAAGTTATAAGTTCTACCATTTAAAGATGCGGATGCTGTAGCTACTGCAGAATTTGCTACAGAATCACTGCCTAATGCAATACTATTGTCAGCTGTCACTTTGGAATTTGTACCAATAGATACGATGTTATTAAGACCACTAGTAACATAGTCTTTATCCCCAACACCAATAATTACACTGTTATTAACATTTTCTAATTTATTATTAATACCAGCAACAAAGTTATTTTTAGAGGAAGCACTGCTGCCAACAACACTATTGTTTACACCAATGATAGCAGTAGATTTAGTATTATCTGCTTTATTACCACCGCCGATTGCCATAGTAGCACCGCCACCATTAGAGCTAATGATAGATTCTCTTAATTTATTAGCAAACTCTTTTGCAGATGCTACATTTTCAGCATTAAGATTATCTATTCTTGCTCTGGAATTAGTAATCTCATTACCAGCACCATAAACCAATGCACCATTAGAATCAGATACTCTGTTTGCAGTACCCATTACTGTATTAGCAACACCAGCTGTGGAACTCCAACTATCATAGGATTCCACACTATTGAAAGAACCATTCACAGTGGCAGCAAAGTTCTTAACAGGTGTAGAGAAACGTCCACCAGTGTAGTCACTACTGATAATATTGTAAGTACCAGTATTAGTAGTAAATGCACCATTAGAGAAGCTATTAGCACCTACAGTTGTAGAATATGCATTTAGAGATGCTGCACGAGTACCATCATGATCTGTATCAATAGTAACATCACCTAACTCTCCACGATAATTATGAGAACCAATCATAGTACTACCAGTTCTTGCATATGTGTTATTACCAATTGCTACAGAACCAACCATTTTAGATGGATCAGCTGGAATACGAGCAGATGACCACATATTACCAGAATAATTAGTTTGGCCCATACCTACAGATGCTTCAACCCCACCAGCCATATTTTCTACATGAGATTTGTAACCAATAGCTACAGAGCCATTTTGACCAACATAGTTTTCTACTTTAGAAGATTGACCTACTGCAATATCTTGAGTATTAACGGCATTAGAATTTGTACCATAAGCAATACCATTTCCAGAGCCAGTGGCATTATCAACTGCTAAAACTGGAAAGCTAAGTGAAGTCAAAACCAAAGTTGTTAATAGTAAATTTTTCTTATTCATTTTTAAACCTCCTACAGTTTAAATTATTAGTAATTAAAATTTTCTGAAATAAAATCAGCTACGGATTTTCTGAACTTATGATAGTCAGAGTCATATAGATATTGAACATATAGATCTTTTAATTTCTTAGAAAGATCATGCTCATCAAATTCCATTACACATAGAACTTTGATAAGCTTCATAGTAGAATTAAAGATTTCTGTAGCTGCTAAATCTTTTTTAGCAAGTTCTAAAGAAGGACCAGCTGTTTCATCTTCATCTGCATATAAAGGTTTAGCTTCAGCTACTTCGCTTACTACTGTTTCAGACTTCTTATTATTCAATTGAATATTTTTCTTTTTGTTGTCTTCAGCCATTATTTATTCTCCTTACTGAAATCAAAAGTTCCATATCCTGGATTAGGCAATACCCTAATAGGACTGGTTTCTAAAATACCCTCATTAATAAGAGTATCTACAAAGTATGCTATTTTGGCATATGGTACAAATAGGCTAAGGGTAGCATTATCAACTTCTTGTGGATAAGTATCTGCTCTTAAACCTTTAAAATCGTATTTAAGCTCTTCGATCTTCTTTTTTGTTTCAGAAACAGTATCATCTTTAGTTGTTTTAGATTCTGTTCTCATAGTAACAAAAATAATATCGTTTCGATAAATACGGATAACGGAACTATCGTCATTATTTGATTTACCAACGATATTTCCTACTGGGAACTCAATAAACTTTCCAGTTTCATTCGATACTAGCTTTACCAGAAATGCTGGTGTGTTAAAGGTATCTTGGATAGTCTTTACAAAAGCAGTATCTTCATAAAGCTTAATAACATCGAAATTTGGTTCCTTTCCCAATTCGCCTATGTTTCTAGGCTCTTCTGGCAATAATTCATCATCATAATCGTCATTGCCGTTAAAATAGTCTACAATAGAACTATACATTCCCATTTATAATTCCTCCTTTCCTTTAATTTCTAAAAAATTATAATGGGTATGAGAAAACTTTTTCTTATAGCAGAATATTTTCTCACTATTATAGTATATAATCATACCAAATTTTAAGAGATAAAAAAATAAAGCGAAGATGGAATTACCCATCTTCGCAGTATTATAGTCATTATATGATTTAGTATACTAAAAAGTATTAAGCAAGATAATCCTCTGATATGATACTCGTTTTAGTGAACTTTGTATTATATGAATTTGCGATGATGAATTATCATATCAGAGGAAAAATAATTAACCTTTAGCTATTAAGCTTGTGGTTGAGCAGCTGGTTCCACTACATCAGGAGTAGGAACTGGAGCTACGTTAGGGTTAGCAGCGGCTGGAGCAGCAGCTACATTAGGGTTTACAGTATAAGTTGCTTGTTGATTTGCTGTGAAATCTTGAGGAGCTTCTACTGTGCCAATTGGATTTGGACTTGGGAATTGAGGCATTGTTTGTGCAGGATTTTGCATCATGCCTTGGTTAGGGAATTGTTGTGTATTATACATTGCAGTTGTAGGTGCAGCGTTATACATCATAGCTGGATTACCGATACCAGCTTGGAAGTTATTAGGGTATAGACCACCGAAGCCAGGTTGGTTGAAAATGTTACCCAAGATTTGGAATGCGTTATTTTCATCAGCTGGTTGCAATACACCATTAACATTCGTGATCTTTTCAAATGCATTTTTAGCAATACCCCACAATTGAGGAATTTTATTGAAGAATGCAATCATCATGTAGATATCACGCATGGAACTTGTTGGATTTGGTAAGTAAGTTTTGATGGATTGATACAAATCATTCATGTTCAAGCAGATTTGTTCAATGTCACCTTTTGCAGAGTTCAAATCAATAAGATTGAAATCAGAGTTACAAATTGGGCAGTGATAACGGCCATCAGCCAATTTTTCCAATTTGATGTTACCATTTTGATCTTTGTGAGTACAAAGAGCACGAAGGTATTCGTCACGAGTTAGTTTTGTTTGAAATGCTTGAGGAGCTTTTTGGATCTCAGACATTTCTTCTGGGGATAACAATTGGCTCATTGTTGGATTTTGTGGCGCATTGTTGCCATAAGCCATGCCATTGAATTGTTGTCCGTAATTGTTCATGTTGTACATAAGTTTTTCCTCCTAGGATAAAAACGGAAAAATTCGATACCCATACGATATACCTCATAACGAGGTATATCATTATGGTATCATTATTATAGTTTACAATCAAAAATATGTTTAGATTTACTATTTCCGACTGAAACTAAATTACATTTGTTTATAAAAGTGTTATATCGATACTAATTTTTTATTAATACGAAACTGGGTGAACAGTCTTATCATATTCTTCCAAATCAGTAAAGTTTCGTTTTCCATCAGGGCTATTTTTATGAGCTTGATTGGAATAAGCATACATGCGTTTTCTTTGAATAGCAACGTCTGCATTAGTTTGTTCGAATAAACGATGTTTATTGTATTCGATTTGATCTTGAGTCATATTCAAAGCAGCAGCTACTGCATCGAAAGCTTCTTCATTGATTTCACAACGAATATTTTGAATTTCGCCATAATCTATACAGATCATAGCAGCTGGGACCATAGATTTTGAACCAAAACTCATACCAGCAGATGGAGAGTTATGAATTGTACTAGGGTTCATTACTAGGAAGTATACGAAATATCCTTCTGCGTCATTCCAAATTACATTCCCATTATGATAATCTATTACGTTCAAACTATTATCGCATACAACATGTGTAGGGAATTTCATCTTTTGAATAGATCCATCTCCACGTCGTACATTAGTCTCAGCTTTCTCACAAAGAGTTCTTAGTTTTACAACATCAACTGTTTCCAAGATTGAGTACCTCGCTTTCTAAAATATCAGGTTTATTTGAATGTAAACCTAATCAAGGGATACTGTTTCTTCTTGTTCATATTTGCTATTAATCTCTTTATATTCTCTATTAAGTTTTCTATATTCTACAATTTCATCATATATAGTATTAAACCGTTCATCAACCTTAAAGCAAGTGATCAT